CACATAAGCTCTTCAGCCAATGCGTTTGGCTATGAGGCAAGCAACCCATAGCCCTCGTGCATCACACGAGGCCTACTAGTCAGATCATAATCTTCAGGCTCAGGGAGGCTATCCTATCATTAGAATCACTCACAACACAGCCAGATCTTATTCCATTAGCCGAAGCATAAACCTGCGGGGCTAAAACTAACTAATGTTTGTCTTTTGTGATTTTCTTACAAAACCTACAACTACTTATCCATATATGTCCTCATACCTAAAAGTCTCTTCATGATCTCCGTTGTACCAGTCGATCATATACTCACGAGAGTACACCCTACCACCCAATTTGTTAACCCAAGCCGAAACTCGTTTATACATCTCAGGATCAAAAGCGTATAATCGCAAATAACTCTCCAACTGCTCCAACTTGAAATCAGACGACTCATATAGGCATCCAACATGCTTCTTTGTGTAAGCTGGAACCGAGTAATCATGATTAAAGAAATGACCGGCAAAATCAAGCAAACCTCCTGTGGAGAGCTCTGCAACGTGGTAATCACGCGCCAAACATCCAGCGGCATTCAACTCTCGGATATAATCCTCCAAGTCTTCCATCGCCTTCTGTAGCGTATCATCACCAATCGTATCAGGAACATCTCCAAAATCATTAATTCGCCTGAGCTCTGCCAACAAATGCAAAGCTACTTGCGCCATGCCATTCCACACAATAGTACCCAGACAACCCGATTTCATCAAACCAACTAAGGTTTGAGTAAACCGGAGCCAACCACCAACATTGAAGTTTGGTCGCCCAAACAAGGCCATCATACGATGCTCAATCTGGCGCTTGCGCGTCTCCGTGTCACCACAAACACGCACCATCACCGTCATTAGCATGTACGCCACCCAGGGCATCATCGTCCAATCCCATGAACTCTTATCAGCAAACAAAGTCTTACCTTTCCGATACTTCTTCGCCAACCACTTATACCCGCCAAGATACGGAGTCCAACCAGCCTTATTTGGCGTGGTCGAAAACCCCTCTGGCGTATAGCAGTTGTCAAAGAAACCACCGAAAAGGACTCTATCCACCATCGAGTCCGTTAAAGAAACTGAAGAAATTAGCCTAAAAGCACCGCTCTCCACCTTCGATTGTTTATGCAACTCATCCTTAACAAACACATTTATATCATCTGCACAAGGCCGCGTTTCAAGGTCCTTCAACCTCTCCTCCACAGCGTCATACAAATCATAAACGTTTGCCATATTCAAGTCGCCTTCCTCATCGAAAAGCATCTCGCGATTATTCTTATACCATTTCTTCCAAGGCCAGCCAGGTGAAGAATTCATGTCAACATCACGAAGAGCCTCAAAGAAAGTTTCCGGGCTTAGCTGTTTTTCAACATCTGCCTTCCTACTACCATAAAGCTCCTCCACTTTACCAATTACGCGCTTAAGCTCGCGCGCATTTGGCTCTTTCAAGCCAACGCGCACTTGCTCACGTCGCGAAGCATGGTACCGTAACGATTGTAAGATGCTGACATCATCTTTACTTGGCCATGAGAATTCTTCTCTGAACTTATCACTATCCTTATCCTTAAGAAATTCGTTATCGAAAAATGTTTGAAAATCAGGGTCAGGTTTCCAAGGTCTGGTCCTGCTGGGCTTAACTCTATGACGCGGGATCTCAGACATGACTACACTAGAAAATGGGCACTCATGCTCTTGCCATGGGAAGGGTGTACCGAAGAATTTGAACTCTTCATAGGTCACTCGTCCACGCTGGGACTCGTCAGTAACAATTGTTCCTTCAGAATCCTCAGCGCTTCCGTGTTTCCTTTCAAAGAGTCCAAAACACCTGCAACTACGTCTTGCGACGTCCTTGCGGGCTTGTTCTTCTTCTTCTTCTGTCGTTGAGCTTTCTTCCGAGCTGCTTTCTCCTCTGGTGTCGCCACCTCCAATTCCTTCATCCTTAGGTTCGCTTCCTTCAAGACCCCGTTCAATTGCGTTAGCTCCTGCTGTTTCAGAAGAAACTCCGCCACCTCCGCCTCTCTCGAGGCATCGGCAGGCAGAGCCGCCATCTTCTTCATCAGTGCTTCCACAGATTGCACACAAGCCGAGCGACGTTGTTTCAAAGTCTCCACCTCCTTGGCTGCATTCTCCCTCAACCGCTTCACTTCCTCCAAACTCCGGGAATCCGTTTGGCCGGCTGAAGGCGTAATGCTTTCCTCTGAAGGCATAGACTCCTCCACCACCCGACTTGAGCCCCCCTGACGGGGGGCATCCTCGTTTTCCGAACTGTCTGATGATGAAACCCCATCATCATAACAGGGCTTATCAACCCAACCATTCTTCGTATACATCTGACCGGGAGGGATCTTCTCCCACTTTCCTTTCAACTTGATGTTATCACGGTACGTGGCTGGTGCGTCTGAGTCATCGCTGTCTGTCCAATGAACCTCACGATCCAATTTCTTTACAGCCTCTGTCAAAGCCGCTGGCCGAGAGGCATCTCGCTTCTGCTGCGCCACCAATGCGGGATTAGGACTATTCCTTTCCCACATCTTTTGCATCATTGCCGAGGTGCCAGGCATTTGGCGTTCCAACCGCGCCCGCGCTGCGCCAAGAGAAGTACTCGCTCCGACCGTAGAAAAAGCAGGAGGCACATACGTCGTCAGTGGATCAATACCCTCAGGATACCTCTCAACATCAAACTTCACCTGCTTCTTGCCCTTATGGCCCCGAACCTTCATCTCCTTCAGTCCAGCCTTAAAAGCATCCTTCACAAGGTAGCGATCGACAACATCACGGTCTTCAAACTGTGCATCTCTGTCATTCGCAAAATCCTCAAAAGTTTGCTTCTTCACCCGGACATAACGACCGACCCCTGAATCAAACACTAGCATGTTATCATCGTCCAGATCCTCAGCGTGTATACGACCCTGGTTCCGTCTCGCGATATTAAACAACCATTTCGCCGTCTCAGAGTCAACACCCTCAAGTGGACGAACTCCAGCCATAACAAGATCACAAAACACTTTTATAGCTCCAAATGGCACGCCAAAATTGACTTGCCCTGAGGAACCACTTATATGCATTCCGTAAACCTGCTTACCGACCATATAGGGGGCGCCGGAGAAGCCACGAGTGGTAGACCCGAAATAACTAATCTCGGTTATATCCTTCTCGTCAAACAAAACCTTTCCAGACGACTGTTGTTTCGTCGCTGGGGATATACACACTGCTTGCACTGAACGAGCCATCCGGTCAGCCACACGGGCCGACTGTAGGCCTAACTCTGCAATCAATGCCTTCGTCAGGGTTACTACGTAAATATCCGGATTAAAAGCCGGCACATAAAAGAGTGGCAACCCATTCTCGTCATACAATTTAATGCGGACGAATCCAGGTTGCTTACCTCTCTGGCGTGGTAACATAATTTCTTCAAATATGGATCTGACATGACCAGGGAAAACCAAACAATCCTGATACCTCGTGGCAGTGCCAACGACTACATTATCACCGCCTACATCCACCACAACGGGAGCAGAACAGTCTGGTAAATCCTTCTCATTCACAGACAACACATCTGAACCAGTAATTGCTGATTCTGGAAACCTCTTGTAAACCGCCTCCGCGCCACCATTGAGCACCTTCAAGCTACCCTGATCAGCCACTTTCATGGCTTCAAAGGCTCGCTTGAAAGCAGCCAACTCAGCAGCTGTCGTTCTCGCAACCCACAATTGCCTCATGAGTTCCAGGAAAACGGCCACCAACGTGCACACAGCACCAACGGCAACGTACTCAGCTGTCAACATTTTCACAAATCAACAAACCGGACTTTAGAGAGTCTAAGTTTATCACGAGG